AACAATTTAGATATTAAATTAAAAATCTTTTATTTTAGTCTTGAAATGTCTAAAGAAGAAAAGATGTTGTCAGCATTCTCTAATATTTTATATATTAAAGAAGGTATTAGATTGAGTCCAACTCAATTAAAAAGTACAAAAGCAGATAATGTTTTATCTCAAGAACATTTAGATATTATTGAAAAATATCAAAAATATTTTAATAAGATTGAAGAAATTGTTGAATTTATTGATGACGTAAGAAATCCTTACGGAATATACAATTTAGTACGAAAGTACGCTTTAGCTAACGGTAAAGTTCATTATAGAACTATTAATATTGAAGGTAAAGCAATAGAAGTTGAAGATTATTATGAACCTAATAATCCTGAAGAATATGTAATTGTAATGATAGATCATATTGGACTCATTAGTCCTGAAAAAAATTATGATACAGGAATACCTATGACATTACATGAATCAATAGGAAAATTAAGTTCAGATTATTTAATTAAACTTCGTAATAGATTCAAATACATACCTGTCGTTATACAACAACAAGCTGCTGCTCAAGAATCTCTTGAAAATAAAAAATATAACAAGTTAAAACCAACATTAGATGGTCTAGCTGGAAACAAAGAAACCCAACGTGATGCCAATGTTGTTGTTGGATTGTTTTCACCGTTTAGACATGAAATACCGGAGTATTTAGGTTATGATGTTACATTTTTTAAAGACAATATTAGATTCCTTGAAATCTTAGGAGGACGAGAAGGCGGTGGTGGAACTATCTGTCCATTATATTTTGATGGTGCAGTCAATTATTTTTCCGAGTTACCAAGACCTGAAGAATATGAACGTATGAAAAAAGTTCATAATTTTATTTCTAATATTAGAAAATAATAATTATGAAAAATCATTATTGTCTATATAGACATTTAAAACCTTCAGGTGAAGTTTTTTATATCGGTATGGGTAATTTAAAAAGACCATATACTAAATCAGACAGATCTGATTTTTGGTGGAAAGTTATTAATAAATATGGATATGAAATACAAATTTTAAAAACAAATTTAACCAAGGAAGAAGCTTATGAATTAGAAATAATTTTAATAGCTTGGTATGGTCGTAAAAATTTAAACCTAGGTCCGTTAGTAAATTTAACAAATGGTGGTGACGGATCAAATAATGTAATAGTTTCTGAACAAACTAAACTAAAATTATCAAAAATACACAAAGGAAGTAAAAAGACAGAAGAAACTAAAAGAAAAATGTCTGAAAAAGCCAAATTAAGAATTTTTTTAAAAGAAACTCGTTTAAAAATGAGTGAATCTGCTAAAAACAAAATTATAACTGAAGAACATAAAGAAAAATTATATTCTAATAAAAAAGGTTATAATAATGGAATGTTTGGTAAAACTCATTCTGATGAAACTAAAGAAAAAATTAGATTGAAAGCTTTAGAAAGATCTTCAAATAAAAGTATTAGAAAATAATTTAATAGTGGTGGTATATGGACGGAAGAAATATGTATGATTGATCTACCAACACAAAAAACTAAAGCATCTAGAGTAAATCCTAAAAAAATTATTCTATTTTCAAATCCTAAATCAGGTAAAACTACAGCAGTTGCTGCTTTAGAAAATAACCTTATTTTAGATTTAGAAAATGGTTCTGAATTTTTAGATGCTTTAAAAATAAATGTGTTACAACTCGCAAGAGAAAACAATAAAACACCTTTAACAATTCTAAAAGAAATAATTAATACTATAAGAGAATCCAATGAAAAAAAAGGAGGTTATACTTATAAGTTTATCACTTTAGATACTGTGTCCGCATTAGAAGATATTGCATTAGAATTAGCAAATATATTGTATCGTAAAACACCAATGGGAAGAAATTGGACTGGAGATGATGTAACAAAGCTACCAAATGGAGCTGGTTACCAATATCTTAGAGAAGCAATGGATGTTATTTTAAATGAAATAGAACCTTTGTGTGATACCTTAATTATTTTAGGACACCTTAAAGGTAAATTTGTTGAAAAAGAAGGAAAAGAAATGGAATCTAGAGGATTAGCATTAACTGGTAAAATAGCATCTATTCTATGTTCTCAGGTAGACGCAATAGGTTATGTTTATCGTGAAGATAATAAAACTTTAGTAAATTTTGCTCCTTCAGAATCTTTAATTGTAGGGTCTAGACCTGAACATTTAAAAAATAAAACTATAACACTTATTGAGTCTGATAAAGATGGTAAATTAACCATTGATTGGAG